ACAATCATAAATTACCACGGGCAGAATATCAATCTACATCAACACGAAGTACCGATGTGGAACTCATTATCTCGAAAAGATAAGAGAGCAATGAAACACAAGTTTGAGGTAATGGAGAAGAGGGGGGAAATTAAGTTTGTGGAGATTGATGGCAAATTAACATGCGTTAAAAACAAGGACTACCAGGCAAAGGCAGATAAATTAAAAGCAGAACAAACAGGCAGAATATGAACAAGAAAACATTCGGCAATCACGTGCTCATCCGCTTAGATGCGGAGAACGACAGTATAAAACTCAATAATGGAGGCGAATTGTATATTGATACCAGCTATGATGGCGAAAAACACGTAACAGTATCGGGAGAAGTAGTAGGACTCCCGAGCCATTTGAGGTACACAGGGGTGGCTAATGATGGTTTGCCATGGTTGACACCAATGGAAACGCAAATAGGCGATAAGGTTATCGTTTATTACTTAGCAGTGGTCAATGCCTTCAAAAAAGAAAATCATAAGTATTTCATTGAGAACGGAGAGCGATATGTGTTCATAACCTATCAGAATATCTATTGCCTCATCAGAGGAGAAAAGATCATTCCCTGTAATGGATACTGCCTGATTGAGCCACACGATAATCCAGAACTTATAAGGAATGAGGATAGGATGAAGAAGCTTGGATTAGAGCCTGTGGTATTCACAAAACCGAGTAATATTGATGTTGTTTATGGCAAGGTCAGATATGTAGGTATTCCGAATGAGGAGTATGTTGATGAGGGAGCTTCCGACAAGGGGGTGAACATCGCAGAGGGAGATATTGTTGTTATGAGGAGAGTTACCGATGTGCTTATCCAGTACAGCTTACATGCGAAGATTGACGGAGGCAAACCATATTTCAGAGTTCAGAGAAGACATATACTAGCAAAAACATGATCTCGTCATTTCACCAAAAAGAGTTCACACAGATGCTTTTCGATCCTACCAAGGTACCGGAGGGAGCGAGTATTTTAAAGCATTACAAAGAACTAGCAAGGCATAAAGATTTTCGCAAGGATCCGGGAGTAGGTATTGACAATACAAAACTTCTGCAGTATATCTTTTGTGTTTATGATCGCATGTCTCCGTACCGTAAGAAATACACCACGGACATATTGAAAAGGAAATTAGAGGCATGCCATGATTCCGGCTTTGAGGTTATTGCAGGGGGGGACTTCTCTCCTCCGGTTGAGGATTTTTTGAGAGGGAATAATAAAATAGTAAATGCCAAGATTATAGAGTTCGTGCGCATGCATAGGAATTACAAATATGCATATCAGATCACCTTGGAGACAAGCTATTACAACCTCATGTTGGAGATAGCTGAAGGAGAGACAAAGAACCTGAAGGAGATGAAATCTATCCAAGCAGACCTTGAAGAGAACCTATTGGATATGTTGAATCATGACAATAATCCCTACTTAAAAGACGCAATGCTTAGGTATATGGAAGATGAGAGACTAAATTTACGTCCGGAAGACATTGCTAAAAAACAACAAGATGGGGAACAGCCTCTCGTTAATTAAGCGTTATCACAAAGAGGTGAGTCCACAGATACTTGCCGGATATCAGGATGCCCCTAAAAGCATTTGGGTTAATATTGACGACAAGGACCTTATTCCTATTGAGATAAAACTTCCTCTCCCCCCAGAGCCTCATCTCATAGATAATTGGGGAATACCGGCAGAGAAGCAGATGTTTAAGCCTCCCAAGCTTCTCAGAAGATTAAAAGAATTACAGCGTAAATTTGAGACCCTTGATGAGATATGGGAGGAGTTAGAAGTACACCAAGACATATATGCAGAAGAGATTGAGTTCATAAAGCTACAATGGAAACGAAGGCTTTATGGCTATTGGTTTTACAACAATGGAGTACCGACATATATTGATGGATGGCATTATTTCTATTGTGCATGGTGGCATATTGATATTGGATTGCCGGACTATAAAGAACGAGACAGAAAATTCTTCTTATTCGCTCGTAAAATACAAACAGAGACTATTTCTCCAAGGGTAGATGAAGAGGGTTTTGCAAAAAGGGACGATAAGGGCAATTGTGATTGGTATGATTTTAAGAAGAGATTGTTTTATGGATTTATCTATCCTAAACATCGTAGAGAGGGTGCTACATACAAGGGAGAGTGTATCAATTATGAGATCATAAGCCGGACCATAAATGCCAGAGGTGGTATTCAATCCATGAATGATGATAAGTCCAAGATATGCTTCCTCCGGCACTTGGTTGCTCCATGGAAAAAATTACCATTCTTCTTTAAACCGAATTATGAGGGTTCTACCTCTCCAAAGACAGAACTATCATTTACCCCTCCTGCTAAGAGATTAAGCTCTAAGGGTGCTCTAATGATGGCAGAATTAGGATTAGAGTCAGGAGTTGATTTTGGGAACGCAGATGAGACAGCTTATGAGGGAACAAAATTATATTTTCACCACGATGATGAGATTGGCCGGTTAAAAAAAGGAGTCAGTTGTTTAACCCGACATGAGGTAGTAAAAGAATGCTTGGTAGATGGAGCTGATATAATCGGATTTACAGTAAAAACATCTACAGTAGGGGAGATGGAGAAAGGTGGGGGTAAGGACTTTAAGGCTCTATGTAAACTTAGTGATTATTATGAGCGCACACCAAACGGGCAGACACCATCCGGGCTTGCAGTATTATTTATTCCTGCCTATGAGGGACTTAAAGGATTCATTGACCAATATGGAATTAGCATAGTAGGCAATCCTACCAAAGCACAGGCAAATTATACAGGATATAAGATTGGAGCAAGAGAGTTCTTACTTAATAGGAGAAAGGGATATTTGAGTAATCAAGATTCTCTCTCTGGTGAAATAAGACTATATCCTATGCGCCTTGCAGAGTGCTTTAGAACATCTCAGAAGTCATCAGGGTTTAATATGCTGAAGCTGGAAGGATATATTGATGATATGGAATTAACAAAACAGCCTGTTGCCAGAGGGAATTTTGCATGGAAGGATAATGAGAAAGACACTAAGGTTGAGTTTGTATTGAACAAGAATGGGAAATTCAGAGTCAGTCACCAATTTAATGAGGTTGAGGCAAACAGAAAATATTGGAGTGATGACGCTGAGTGTTGGATGCCCGGGAATGCCCATTGGGGAGTAGCAGGAGGCGACCCATTTAAGTTCAATAAGACAGCAGGAAATAGGAAATCAAAAGGAGGTGGAGCCGTAATTCGAAAAGGGCAGTTAAAGGATGGTGATTTTTCCATGAAAAGGAAATTTGTATGCACCTATGCTGTGAGGATGTTTGATAAGGCCGTGTATGGAGAGGATATGCTTATGATGTGCATCTATTATGGAGTTAAGATGTTTCCGGAGATCAATGTTCCGTACCTCTGGGATTACTTCACAGATAGAGGATATGCGGGCTATCTCCGATATAAGATTGACCCTAAAACATTCGAGTTCAGTAAGACTCCTGGAGGCTCTAGTTCAGAGAAGTTAAAGCAGGATATCTTCACAGAATGGATGACATGGATAGAGAATGAGGCAGATGAAGAAACTCATATTGAGATATTGGAGGAATGTAGGGATATTGACGGTCCGGAGGACATGACTAATTATGACCTCTTTACAGCCGGAGGGTATGCACTACTTGGGACTCATAGCGTATATGATGAGGCAGAGGAATTTGAAGAAGCTGAATACAGTTTGGATAGTTTTCTGGTGCAACATACCTATTCTTCAAAGAGAAAAATTTAACTTTACCTAAAATTTAGAATCAGGATATGCCTATCTCTTTAGAAAAATACAATAAAGGAGCGTACCCCTTCCCAAAGGATGACATTAACCCGTTAGAAAAAAAGGAAGATTGGGGAATGAAGTGGTGTCAGGCCATGTATTCGAAATGGAGGCAAGGTCATACAGCAATCCCATATAGCACAGTAAGCCAATTTCAGTCTCTCAGAGATTTAGCCAATGGGACTCAGAACGTACTGCAATACCAGAAAATATTAATGGATGATAGCTCTGCCAAGACAGAGGTAACTGGATATATGAACATCAATTGGGATGTAATGTCAGTTATGCCTAAGTTTTTAAGGGTAGTAGAGGGCATGATGGAGCAGACAGATCACCAGGTTGTTGCCACAGCCGTTGACCCCACCGCATCAGAAGAGAAAGAAGAGGCTAAGTTAGCCATGGCATTTAAAATGAAGTTTCGTGATACATTGGAGCAGATAGAGGAAGGGCTTGGATTAGGCAAATCGGCTGACTATGTTCCTGACTCAATGGAAGAGTTGAATCTTTATGAGGGAGCCGGAGGATTTAAACTGGCGAAGGAGATAGAGATAGAGCAGGGACTCGATTATTCATTCTACATATCGGATTGGAAAGAGATTAAGAAGAAACTTATTCGGGATGCTTGTGTTATAAATTGCCTCGCAACGAAAGATTTTGTTGACCAGTACACCAAGAAAGTACGTGTAAGATATGTTGACCCTGAAATGTTCATAGGGCAGTATTCTAAGTCATGGGATCACCGAAACATGGAGTATGCTGGAGAAATAATAAAAGTTCCTATATCAGAACTTCGCAGTCTGATTCCCGGTATTGAAGAGAGTATGCTCAGGGAACTTGCAGGCACTTATGATGGACTAAACGGGAATGTAGTCTCTAGTGGAAATTTTGAATTTGATGAAGAAACACACATTGGGAACTATGATAGCTTCCTTGTAAATGTCGTTGACGCAGAATGGAAAAGCGTAAATAGCGAGTATCGCACCAAGAGAAAAACAAAATATGGAAATGAGCTCTCATACAACGAGAAGTGGGGGAAAGTATATGACACGGAGACTAGGAAAACAAAAAAGTATGATATTAAAACTGTTTACAAGTGCAAGTGGATAGTAGGAACGGACACTTCTTATGATTTTGGAATGCAGTACGACATCCCTCGCCCGGGCAAAAAAGAAGTAGAACTATCATATCACCTCTATAAACTTCCTTACAGATCGCTCGTTGACCTTGCAGAGCCTCATCTACACCAGATGGCACTTGCCTTTTATAGACTTCAAAATGCTATTGCTAAAGCTGCACCCTCGGGAGTTGCTATTGAGTTCACAGCATTGCAGAACATGAAGCTGGGAGGGAATAAGATGGAGCCATTGGAGTTATTGAAGATACGACAACAGACAGGTAATCTTATTTTCAAAGCCACAACACATAAGGGTATTCCAAATACACCGGGAGGATACAGACCGATACAGGAGCTTGAAGGAGGGATAGGGACACAGCTTGCTGAATTTGTAACTGTATTTAAGATTAACACAGAGGCAATAAGGGAGCTTACTGGAATAAACCAGATTGCAGATGCCTCAAGTCCTAACCCGGAACAATCAGTAGCAGGCTCAGAGCTTGCCCTTGCAGCAACAAACAATGCTCTCAGACCTATTTATAGCGCATACGTCACCATTAAAGAGAAAACAGCTAAGAATATATCTCTAAGGCTTCAACTACTTATCAAACACGACAAAGAGGCTTATAAGGGGTATATGCCAGTAATAGGGAAGCAGGGAGTGCAGATTATAAGCGTAGGAGCGGATACGGTAGATGCGAATTATTCTATCAAGTACGAGGCACGTCCTACCAAGGAGAGGAAGGATTCAATAAAACAGGCAGCGATAAATGCGATGAAACCAGGTAAGGATGGGCAGAAAGGGATTTCTCTTCCAGACTTCTTGATGATCGAGAGGTTACTTGAGTCCGGGTCTTTAAAAGTTGCAGAGGCAATGTTGAATTACAGGATACAGAAGAACGAGGAAAAACAGCTTAAACTCCAAAGAGAAAATATGCAACTCGATGGCAAGCGACAACAAGAATCTGACAAGCTAAAGAGTAAGCTAAAGGCAGATGAGGCTGAGTTGGAAAAAAGGTTGGCAATTGAGCTTTACGAGGCTGAGGCAGCGATTGATGATAAATATAAAGAAAAAGAACATAACCGGGAAATGGAAAAATTGGGAAAAGAAACTCAAATGGGAATCCTTACCGATGTAGCGAAGACAGCAGGAGCCACACAACCGGCACAGGCTACTGCTTAAAATTACATATATTTGTAAAACCTAATAAAAGCAGACAATAATGGCAGAACCAGGCAGTAATGCAGAATTTGACTCAATCCTCGGTAATGAGGAGTTAACGGCAGAAATTATAAATAAAGTCAAGGGTCCGGAAGGGAATTTGGGAATTAAACCAGACGACATAAAACCTGATGACATCAAGCCGGACGGAATCAAGCCCGATGAGATTAAACCGGATGAGATTAAGCCGGACGAAAAAAAGGACGTACTAAATCCAGAGACTATCAAAGCTGGCATGCTGAACGAGATGTTCGGAGATCAGTTTCAGACAGTTGAGGATTTTAAAAATGCAAAGATACCTGAGAGACTAAAGGAACTGGAGACCCTGAGAGAGGCGAACTTGGACCTTACAACTAAGCTAGGCATTAAGCCCAAACACAGCTTTGCCAGTGACGACATAGCTAAGTTTAATGAGTTTTCGAGGGAAACAAAGATCAGTAATTTTGATGTTTTCAATCAGTTAAATTCATCTACCGATATTGCAAACATGGATACCATGGATGCTTTGGTGCTGAATCATATTGTTGAAAATCCTGAATGGGCAAACGACAAACCAAAAGTACGTGCGTATTTCGAGACGAAATACAACTTGGACAAAAGTAAGTTTGACCCTAAGAAAGTTGAGGCAGAAGAGATTACTCAGGAAGAGGCTGACAGTGCTAGACACAGCTATGACATGCGAATGATGGACGCATCCTCAGACGCAAAGAAAGCTAAGACGAGCCTGTTATCTCTCAAAGAGAAGATCAAAATGCCAGAAGAGCCGGAAGAAATGCCGGGCGCAAGTAAGAAATGGACTCCTGAGATTGAAAAGACTCAGAAGGAATCATGGGCTAAGGTAAATGAAAAAATTGGAGAGGTCTTTGCAAAACTACCGATCCCTATCAAGGACTCTAAAGAGCCTATTGTCAACTTCGTAATACCGGAGGAGGCACAGAAAGCTATTATGAAAGATGCTTTTGATTACGCAGTTAGCAACCAAATGGAAGTTAATGAAGCAAATGTCACTAGCGTTGCTACATTTATGAGGAGTCGTTACATTAATGACAATCTCCCATCTATCGTGCACACCGTATTTGAGCGTGCCCGTAGTATGACGGATGAAGAATACCTTAAAGTTTACCATAATCCTTCACCTTCCAATAAAGACCAGCCAGACGTAATAGGAGAGCCTTTAACGGAAGAACAACAGAGAGACAAAGCATTCGATATGGAGTCGAATCGTTAAAACAGTAACACAAGAGGCAATGTATTTTAATAGCATTCATTTTAAAAATTAGAAACAATGGGACCAGAAGCTATTGCTCAAATATATTCCTCTGACATAGTATCCGGATTTGATATTCACAAACCGGAAAAACTCAACGTGCTATTTAGCAGGTTTGGAGATCAGGGAGCATCCTTTTTCCAGCTAATCAGATCCATGGGATTTGAGAAGCCGGTTGCAAATGACACTTATGGACATTATGAAGAAAATCATATCCATGAGGTAATTCACGTACTTGATATAGTAATACAACCCGCAGTGGGCGCAGTTATTCAATTCACGCTTGATCCAACTGATCTTGACGTAAACAACAATTTCTATTTAAGGGAGAATGACCAAATTATGTTCCCTAATGAAGTTGTTGGAACTGTTCTTCCCGATGGGATTGATATCACTGTTCCGGGCGCACCCGTAGTAACGGTAACTCCTAATGAGGTAACAGATCAATTTCCTGCACTTACAGCAGGGATGGAGCTTGTTATCTTCTCCAACGCTTATGCCGAGGCATCAGGACAGCCAACAGGAGCCGTATCAGGTACATGGGAGTATGATAATGACGCACAGATCATCAAGGAAAGTATTGGAGTAACCGGAACTGAGATGGTAAATCAGGATTGGATCACTATTACCAGTAAAGGACAGGCACTTCCAGCATACTATTTCAAAGGGCAGATCGACATTGATTATCGTATGGCCCTCCGTATTGACGGTGCTCTGCTTTGGGGTAAAAGGACAACTAACACTGCAATTACTGATCCTACTTATGGTGCAATCAAGACCACAGAAGGTCTTATTCCTTATTGCAGGAGAGTAGGTAACGAGCAGTCTTCTACATCAGGAGCATTTGATGTTGATGAGTTTGATACCATGGATAACACCCTCGACAGGGAGTTTGCAGGTAATTATATCCTCGGGCTACTTGGAATAGCTCTTCATCAGGATATTGAGAACTCATTAAAAACATACTTCGCTAACACCAACATACAGTTTGCAAAACAGGCTGTTAACGATGTGTTGTTCAACAAGAACGATGCTCTTAGTGCATCGGTGAACTTTACTTATCTGTGTAAATCAGAAAGGACTTTCTTACTAAAAAGAATGGGTGTATTTAATAACAAGAAGCTCTACGGAGCAGACGGTTACAGCGCACGTAATCTTGGTGTGTTTATGCCTATCAATAAGAAGAAAGACCCTGTTTCCGGTAATATGGTTGATTCTATTGGCACAAGATATCGTGCCCTTGGAAAATACAGCCGTAGAATGGAAGTATGGCAGGTAGGTGGAGCAGGAGAAGGACTGAAGGTTACTCAATTTGATAGTAGGAATACTTATCAGAGATGCCATGTAGGTGCACATTTCCGTGGAGGAAACCAGTTTGTTCTCTTAGAAGCAAGCTAATAATTTAACCATAGGAGAGGGAGCAGTCTTTATGGCTGTTCCTATTCTCTTTAAAAAATCACTGATATGTTACAAAAGAATAATGAGCGGTACAAATTATCTCCAACAGAGATTAAGGCAATTGAAAAACATTTCCACGGCAAATTTCCAGTAAAGTTAGTTTATCCTCCAGCGAGGATTGTTAAGAGCAGGTTAAAGCATAATCGCAGACCTGACAAACCAAACTCTATTGCATTTGACTTAAAAGCTGATGTAAAAACCGATTCAGGGATAGAGGTATGGAGATATTTCGAGAACGAGATAACTCTTGACAGGGGAGAAAAAAGATATACCCCGAGGAAGTTTAACTTCAAAGGCTCTACTTTTTTACAACGTAATGATATTGAATTGATCTTTTTCTTACTCAAAAAGTCTCCCTACTGTAAAGAAGGAGATAACCAGGGTCCTATTGTAAAATTCATGTTCGAGGACCTTGTATCTGAAGCAGAAAAGAGAGCAGAAAAGAAAATGAAATCTGCAAAGGTAGATACCCTTGTTTACGATACAGATAAGGGATTGTCTGTTGAAAAGATCAGGAACATAGCAAAAGCCATGGGTATTGCCAATGTTGATAATCTAAAGGATGCACAGGTACGTGTAGCCCTTGATGATAGGATGGTTAAACCCGGTAATCTCGATAAGTTCTTAGCCATGGCAGACATGGAAGGGCATGATGCAGAGATGGCTATACGCATTGATATACAGTCTGTTATTGACAAGCACCTCCTACGCTTTGTCCCTGCCGATAAGATGTGGTACTGGACAGTAGAAGGGCAGAAGAAAGGCAGGAGTCTTTGCAGGGTAACTGTTGGGACTACACCATTGGACACACTCTTTAACTTATATAAAGCCGATACAGGTTTTCAGGATGATATCAAAGCAGTCTTACTAACTGGTAAAGTCGATTCTGAAGGCGATCCAAAATAACTCTATTTCTCGATTCTAGGTGTTTTCATGTCAGGAGATGCGGGATTTTATATCCTGCATTTCTTTTATATAGAAATAATATCGTAATTTTATGCTCAATATTGTTAGTGAGTATGTACGTAAAAATGTAAAGTCATGGGATTTAATAGTTCAGTTCAAGATGCAGCAGTAGGCAATGGTGGTGCCGGAAGCCCCGAGGTATGGGACATCATCACCAGTACAGCACATGATTTAGGTGATAGGATTGTAACAGCCTTTATGAGCCTTGATGATGATGGAGGGACAATGGGGGCTATGTCAGAACAGATAACGCCTCCTAGTGGACATGTAGAAGGAGTAGTAGCAGCCGTCGCAGCTAAATATCTCACATACACCTATCCTCTGAATATTCCATTTGAGGGGAGATATACTCTCTTAACTCCGCAACAAGGATGTACTTTCAAAGTTTGGTTCCTTAAACAAGGTTAACCATGGGACTTAATCAAATAGGACTAAGAAGATTTGGACCACAAGTCCCTTGTGCGAGTAGTTTCTCGTGGAGTAGTTACTGGGCGCAACACCTATACGATGAAGACAGTCTTACATTAAGAGCAACGGGGAGAGACGACCTAACGCTTCCTGCAAGTGTGGGGGATACACCAACATTACTACCATCTTATTATAAAAAGCCAACAGCAGCCGGATATGCTAAATTTTCCGACAATGGAGTATTGGATATTAGAGACAATGATTTTACAATATGTGGATGGGTTAAGAGTGAAACAATTTTAACAACATCAGAATTTAATCTATTTGGGAAGATTTGTTTGACTGCCAATAATGGTCAGTATGGAATAAGAGCTAATCAAACAACAGGTAAATTATTGGCACTGGCCTATTCGAGTGAAACGAATGTTTTAATTCAGTCAGATGTTGTTTTTAATACTTCTGGTGATCTTTATTTAAGGTTAGATATAAACCAGACAACAAAAAAAGTAAGGTTCTTTATAAACAGGACTCAGATTGGGAGTGATACAGCTTTTGTGGGATCATTTCCAGCATTAGGTAATGATATGGAGTTTTATATAGGTAATGGAAATGCGACAACCGGAGCTAGTTCAACTAAACCAGCACTATCTTCTCATTCTGATACTTATATCTTTCATAGAATATTAAGTGATGCTGATGATTTAAAATGTTATAATCACGAAGCGTTCCCTGACGACTCTGATTTAGTTGCTCATTGGCCTTGTTCTTCACATTTAGCAATAAATGATTCCAGTGGAAATGGGTATCATCTGACTATGGTTCATAGTGGTGATTCAACAGGTTATGGAGCCTTTGGCGGAAAATATTCAATGAATAATGGCTATTCATTATATAAAGCATTACCTAATGAGCCTGTCTATCTATATATTCCTTATGCTGATGACGGCAGTCCAGTATCCTCACCAAGCATTCCAAATACAGCTACATATCCGTATAAGGCATATACTTTTGAAAAAAATGTTATTGGCAACGCTGATAATTTTAATTTATGTGATGCTTTGGTAAGGTTTGCACTTGATAGCCAATGGGATAGATCAAATGAAATAATATGGAATGATTTTGCGAGAGAGGATATAACACATTATGACGCAAGTAATCCTACTGACTGGCACTCACTGGAATTAAATCAGGATAATATTGATTATTGGCTTAATGCAAACTATAAAGATATAAATATTGTTCATGCGGTTACTAATTCTGTAAATCAACAAACTTATCTGGATGAGATTTATTCATGGGCAACTCCGAGAATTGGTGAATATTTAAAGAGAACACTTCAATATACTAATGATCTTGATCCAATGTTTGGTTATTTTACTCATGAGGCAGCAGGCTTATTAGGGAGTGTAATTGGTCATCCACGGTCACAGTATTATAAGGGTAAGGTATATATAATATATCAAGGGAATGATGTTGATTCTTATATTATGGTTTATACAGAAGCAACTAAATTATGGTCTGATCCTGTTTTTGTAGGGACAAATCCTATTGTAAATACTAATTTAGGTCATTGCTATCCTTCTATTTTAATAGACTCTTCTGGATATATCCATATATTTTATGGTGCAGTTACGTCCGATATTCAATATGCAAAATCAACAAATCCAGAAGATATAACAGCATGGACAGCGATGGCAAGTCCAACGGGAGGTACTTATCCACAGCCAATCCAATTTTCGGATGGCACAATCTATCTTTTTCATCAAAGAACAACTGACGTGGATCAGGAAAGATGGGGTTATGTAAAAACAACGGATAGTGGAGCAAATTGGGGTGCTTTTGTTGAAGTGTTTCAGGAATTTGCTTATTGGCATTTTGATAAAGGAGAGGGCGACATTGTTCATGCTACAAGTTGCGGATATATGACTAAATTGTACGATAAACCTCATATTTATTATGCTAAATTTGATGGTACTACATGGAAGGACTATGAAGATAATGTATTAACTCCTCCTGTTATATTGACTGTAACGGATATAAAAATTTATGATTCAGGGGCTAAAATTATTGTGATAACATCAGCCTCACTTAATAGTAGTAATAAAGTATATATTCCATTTTGTGAAGGTGATGATGATACAGGTATTTGTGACCATACTTATTATTTATTAAAATATGAGGATGGAGCATGGGTAAAGAAAGCCATTGGCGCAACAACCCGAATGAATAACAACGGAGTTCCAGCTTTAATTGTTAATGATGATGGAAATTTAGAATATTATCTAATATCAAGCAAGAATGAGGGGCTAATTGGGGGTAATCTTGAAAAATGGGTTAGTTCTGATGATGGAGATACGTGGGTTTTTGATTCAATAGTTATATATGGGAATATTCTGTTTCCAGAGGTGGTATTTAATCGTCCATCAATTTTAAAAATAACAGCAACTAATTATAACCCCGATACTACTAAATGGGAGAATACGGGTTATCTATTAGGCAATAAAGGATTAATTAAAAACTATAATGGGAGTAGTGAGATTGAATATGTATATCAAACCGAAACATTAGCATATATTAACGGTCTTGTAACTCCATTATCAGAAAGTGAGATATTTATAATTGATAATCTTGTAAAAACTTTGAAGGATGGGTTATCATTAGACTCATTATCTGATGGATTTGATACGATTGTATTACATGGAGAGGAAACAGGAGAAAGTGGATTGAGGAATTTGGTTAAAAGGTCACATGATTGTACTAAAGTTGGTGCACCTACATTTACACAATTTGAAGGGTACGAGATGAATGGGACAGATCAGGCATTAGATACTAATTATGACCCATTAACAGAGGGAGTAAAGTTTTTAATTGAAGATGCAAGTTATGGAATATATGTTCGTACAAACGTACAAGAGACTACTCCTGATTTTGGTTGTAATATTGACCAAACTGTTATATGGACTCGAATAGCTGGTGATGTGCTTGTTTGGGATATTAATAGGAATGATCCGGCAGTTGAAGATCGTCCTGCAAATACTGATTCAAAAGGGATGTATATTGTTACAGGAAATGATGTATCACAAAGAGTTGATAAAAATAAAGTCACCTTGATAGATAGGGCCGATGGTCAGCTTGCGGTGTATGGTGGAAACTTCTTTGTCGGAAAAACTGCTACTACATGGTCAAGCAAACAATACGCTATATCATTCACAGGAAAGTATTTTACTAAAGCCGAAGCCGATATAATTACAGATGCTTTTGAGGCATTTATGGATGCTCATGGAAAAGGAGTAATAACTTAGTGATTATGGTACTAAAGTAAACTAAATAAAAAGATAATGAATAAACTACATTTAATATTATGGCTCACATCCCTTGCAGTATTTGCATGGTACTTTACTTTGACTTGGCTATTAAAATAAAACAACATGAGTGAACGAGAAGATATAAAACAAAGATTATGAAAAAGATACTATTAACATTGATTACGGTATTTATGAGTATTGCAATATTTTCGCAATACACTAACAGCTACACTTATCCTCTCTATGTAGGGAAAGTGGGTACATCGTCAGGGTCTATCACCTTATATGGGACGACAAGTGGCACTGCGCAAATAAAAGTAGCAGATGTGGCAGGGACGGGAATAATCTTTCAGTTTCCTATCACAAATGGGACTGATGGGCAGTTTCTCTCTACGAACGGCAGTGGGGTATTGACCTGGGCTGGGGCTGCACCAGTAGCATCACCTACATTCACTGGAACAGTAGTAATACCTACTCCATTTACATTAGGTGCGGTATCAGTAACATCTACGGGTACGCAGTTCAACTATCTTAATGCAGCCACAGGAACTACTGGAACGACAACAACAAACCTTGTCTATAGTGCTTCTCCCACTTTAACAGCTCCGGCACTCGGTACTCCATCAGCATTAATTGGGACTAATATATCAGGTACAGCAACAAGTCTTACTGCAGGGAAAGCAACGGTATTGGCTACAACAAGAGCAATTTACGGCAATAACTTTAACGGAAGTGCTGCCCTGACTCAGATCATAGGGTCTGCTTACGGAGGGACGGGCAATGGATTTACTAAGTTCACCGGGCCATTAGCAGCAGAGAAAACATTTACACTACCTAATGCAAGTGCCAGAATAATAACGGATGCAGATACGGCAGATATGCTTGATACTTATTTTACGGCTGCGGATGCTATAGATGGTGATGATTATTATGTTAAACTACTCCCAGATACGGCTGCCTATACAGATGCACATACATTAGTATTAACTGATGCAGGTAGAAGATTATATCTAACAAAGGCAACAGTTATCGAGATTACAATACCTCCTAATGCTGATGTAGCTTTCGTTAAGGAGCAAGTAGTTTACTTTGAAATGTGCGGAGCTGGAATAATTCATTTTGCTGAAGGTGCAGGAGTAACTATCCATGCACCATTAGATTCGCTTTATCTAAATACTCAATACGGATGGGCTTTTGCTAAATATTGTGGTAATGACAGGTGGGATATTGGAGGGACAATGGAATGAAAAAACTATTTATATTATTGCTGGCTATATTTCTGACTATCTCGTTAAGCGGTCAGGATCTATTTACTTCAATTATTTCAAGTCAGAGAACTGCAAGTGGATCATCTGCTCCTGCTACTATACAGACAAGTCTAATATCATGGTATGATATTCATGAAGAGAGTGGAACTATTGTAGATACTGAGAGTGCTCATAACTCAACGGCTACAAATGGTACTTATAGCACCGATGGATTTGCTTGTGATGCTGTAGATGAATTTATCACCTTGCCTGATCATGCTGATTGGGCTGTTACTAGAGCAGGTGATTTTACGGTCTCTGCCTTTATCTACTTAACAGATGTTTCTACGGCAGCAGCGAAGAACATTATGGGTACTTATAACGGTTGGGCGTTCTACTTAGGTGATGATACCCCACCAGACTATCAAATGCGTTGGTATATAGGTGGTGTGGCTACTGAAGGGACTACAGTAACGTGGACCGCAAGTACGTGGTACTCTGTTATCATGGTAAAGGATGCAGAGGTGATTACTTTCTATAGGAATAATATTGCGGCTGGCAGTGCAAACGAGGACGCATATACAAGTATTAATCCTTCTACTATGTTTATTGGAGGGGATACGGGTAATGAGTTTTTAGGTGGTCGTATTAAGAAAGTAGGTGTTTGGGGAAAAGCAATATCAAGTGCTGAAAGGTCATGGTTAGCAAGTGGAGGGACACCTTATGAATAAAATTATGAAAAGATACTTATTTATATTATTGCTGTTTATAGGCTCGATAGCCAATGCAGAGACCTATTATGTTAGCAGCTCTGATGGCGATAACGGTGACTCAGGACTTACTACTGCTTTGGCATGGGCAACAATAACTTATGTTAATACTCAGGCCCCCTCTCCCGGTGATAGTGTATTATTCAAACGTGGTGATGTTTGGTATGAAACATTAACTATTGATAATTCAGGGACAAGTGGCAATGAAATTTATTATGGGGACTATGGCACAGGTGCTCTCCCTACAATATCAGGATTCACGGTATTGACTAGCTGGACATCAGATGGTAGCAACATATACCATAAAGCGATTACATCAGAAACTAATCCTAATGTATTTGTCTTCGATGATGAAAACAGACCCAAAGGAAGGTTCCCTTATATGTCTCAGTATTATAATTGGCCTAGTGATGTCCCCATAGGAGAAAGTTGGTCATCTACGACTGTGGATGATGATGAGATGGGTGCTTTAGGTTTTCCTTCTGACTTAGGTGATGCTGGTGTTGAGGCTGAAATAGTGGCTCGTATTCATCAAGGAGGAAATGGAGTAGGACAAATAAGTGGTATTAGTGGAACTGTAATAACATTTAGTGGTATGGATCAACCACCAGACGGCTATGGATACTTTCTACAAAATCACATTGACTTTCTTGTACAGGATGGAGATTGGGCAATAATTGATGATGTAATTTATATCTATTGTGCTGATAGCCCAACAAACCATGTAATTGCATCGGCATCAAGGGACGAAGCAGTCATAGTGGATAATGTTGATTATATCATAATTGAAAATTTAAGAATAGAAGGAGCTAATTATGCTAACCTCACAATAACGGGTTGTGATTATGTTGATGTTAATAATTGTGAAATTCAATACTCAGGGGAGTACGGTGTATTAGCAAATAGCTCATCCACCCATATTACCATAGATGAAAGCAATATAAGTGACTCGAATGATATTGGAATATTTGCAGATGACTGTAGCTATACTACTATTAGTAATGATACAATTACAAGGTCAGGTTATTCTATAGGTTTAGGAAAGCCAGGATGGGATAATATGATAGGAGTACATCTTGAAGCTGATTATTCACAAATAACCAGGAGCCGAATTACCCATTGTGGTTATGACGGTATCAGGTGGGCCGGAGAGGATATGGATATTTCATGGAACTTCCTAGACTCTATTTGTCTTAATGCCGGAGATGGTGGAGGAATGTATTCTTACAGAGGTCGTGAACATGGTAAAGAGATCAAGCACAATATTATAATGCACGTAACATCTCAACCCTACGGCCTTGGAAATGGTGTTGACGAAGAAGATTGGACCGGAGCAAATGGTATATATACAGATGGAGATGATCTTGTTACCATAGACAGCAACTCAATTGCTTTTTGTGGAGGACACGGCTTATTTATTAATTCATGTCAGGAAGCTACAGTAACTAATAATACAGTTTTTAATGCTGCAATGGGTATCTTGGTATTTTCTGAGAGTGCTCCGGTTGATGGCAGAGCAAGAGGCCATGTTATTAATGATAATATTTTAGTGACAGGTAATTTTACAAATAATATGAATCGTAGCTATGATCGTGCCTTTACAATGACCTTGGCTTCAAAGCTTGGAGCAGCAGACTTGCCTCTATTTACAGATCCTTACTCTGACCAGACATATAGGCAGGGTTCTATCGATGATAATAAACATGCCTACCCGATAGTAATTGATGGTAATACTGACTCATATATAATGAATATAGACGAAGCATGGGGAGGTGGGTATAATTACTATAATCTGGCTGGTTTTGAATCAAAATTTGATGGAGATGGCGACTATGGAGAGAGCTCCACAGCCTCAGACTATTCAGCTTCGAGTATGGACGAACTCTTCTTTAAGTACAATGATACATTTGTTGATAAAAATTTTACAGCTACACCGTCAACGGGAGTAATGGAGGACATAGATGGGACCACTGTTACAACTTTTACCCTGACTCCTTTTACGTCAAAGGTAATTTTTGGAGATGGTACTGTTACTGAAGATGCTGGAATCCTTGTTACCAATATAACGGTAAGTGGAGCCGGAGCAGCCACTACTATTACTGTAGATAATGGCTCATTGGTAATGCAGTCAGCTACTCTTCCCACAAATGCCTCAAATCCTAATCATGTGTGGACAGTAACTAATGGAACTGGTTCTGCTACTATAGCTGACAGTACAATTACGGCTGTCACTGATGGCACGGTTACTGTTAGAGCCACTGCATCTGATGGTTCAGAGGTATATGATGACGAGGTGATTACAATATCAAATCAAGTTGCAGTAACAGCTCCTACCGTAACAACGGCTACACCTACTTATACTTCTGTTAATGCTGCCGTGGGCGGTAACGTAACAGGCGATGGAGGAAGCTCTGTGACGACTAGGGGCGTATGTTATTCAACGTCAGAAACTCCCACCACATCCGACAATATAGTACCTGCGGGAAGTGGCACAGGGGCATTTACTTGTGTCTTGTCGTGGTTGAGTAGTAATACTCTTTATTATATCCGGGCTTATGCCACAAATTCAGAAGGAACAAGTTATGGGTCGCAAGAGAGCTTTACTACTTCTGTCCAGACGATCAACATGAGGGGTAATAAATTTATAATGATTAACGATAAAATTAGTATAACAAAATAGGAGGTAATTATGGTAGAACTTTATTTGGCAGTATTTTTAGGTAGTTTGATCTATCTTGGATTTCAGTTAAACGGTGTTTATCCAAAACCGGAATTTGAATGGAAGATATTCAGAAAGACAAATATTGTTGCTTTTGCCTTGAATATTCTTATAGGATTTACCCTAGTATTTATCAGGGAGGCATTAGTGCTTATTTATCCTATAACATTAGTCTCAGCGTTGATCCTTGGGTTCTCTGGTCAGGCTATCTTTAAGAAGCTGACAAGTGCTGCAGATAAAAATATTCCCACTAAATTAGGACTGAAAGGGAAATAATCATGAGTGAGCGGGAAGACATCTTTTTTACAAAAGCAGAAAAGGCTCTCGATGCTTTAGAAAAAACTAAGGCGTGGTATAAAAATGCTGTTGTATCTCTTTGCGTGACCATATTAGTTTGCGCCTCTGGTGCAGGAGTCTTTGGCTATAGACTTGGGAAACTTGATTCTGAATTGGATGAGTTTGCCACTAAAAAATCAGTTGAGCTATATAGAGAGAATACCGAGACCATGCTTGATGCTTTTGTTTGTCTTACTGCTGATAAATATAAAGAAGCTTATGAAGGATTCAATGCCAGATTTAAGGTAATGAACAGTAATATATTTCAGTTCACAACTGAAAGAGGAGGGAGGAATGAAGAATGAAAATGGAAACGAAGTTTAAGATATTTCAAGTTGTTAAGACACCGATTAGATTTATAGTTGGTTGGTGGGTTGAGATTCTTTTAATAGTGGCTATAGGAGTAATAGTTATTTTATATAAAACACATTAGTTAAAAAATCAATAAGATGACCTTATTCGAATCATACGAATTATTACGCTTCATCTGCAATAAAGATTTCGCTGGAAATATTATAACTCCCGAGAGGTTTAAATTGCTCATAAAAGTTGTCAACATCGACCTGTATAGAAAGAAGTATGGATTGCCAGAGGGGTATAGTCCCGGTAGTCCTGTTCCGGTTGAGCACATCGACATAACGATAAAGAATACGGACGACATGAAAGCCTTTAAGATGGATCTTTCAAATACTCCTGTGACAGGTGGAGTTCTCCCATATCCTTCTGATTATGCTCATAGGGATACTGTTGTTTATAGATACTCTAAAACAATCAATAAGGTAGCCACAGAGCTTCCACGTCCTGTAGAGATACTAAGAGATGCCCAAGCAGCAGAACGCAGGGGAAACTACACCAAACGGCCTACAGTGAAGGATCCGATAGGCGTAATGAGGCAGGATGGTATTTATATCTATCCCAAAACAATTACCAGTGTTGACTTTTATTATTGGAGATGGCCTAGAGAACCTTCATTTGTATATGTAACAGGAGATGGGTACATAACTTATGATGCTACTAATTCAGTAGAATTTGAGTGGCCTCAAGATGAGGATATCGTTCTTATTCGGATGATTCTTGAATATATTGGAGTTAATCTTAGGGAGTCAGATATTGTGCAGTATTCAGGATTAAAGCAAAAACAAGGATAATATGAAGAAGCAAAATATTGTTGACGCAGTGATCGATTGGTTTGAGGGAGATCAGGCCGGAGACAGAAAGGGAAAGTATCATCCTGAGATTGTCAAGGTACATTTGTCCGATGCTTTTAACCAGACAGTGCTTAACGCATGGCAGAATGGGAAGAAGTTCAGTGATTTCAGCCAGTTGGACTCTTGGAGCAAGACGTATGAGATTGAGATGGAGACACAGGTAGGACTCGTTGCCAATGCTTTACTCCCATTTGCTCCAATGCAATTGCCTGATGGAGCCGGAATTAGACAAGTTGCTGACCATGATGATACTTCAAATGTATTTGCCCCCATAGAAGCAACGGCAAACGTGGTGTTTGCTGAACTGGATGTGGATGCTATGGACTCAACTCCTACATACAGACTCGAACAAAACAGCCTAAGTACAGGTGCCGGAGAAGAGAGCCACATGTTAAAGATTGAGAGATTACCTGTCACGGTGGGGGAGATAGCAAGTATTGATGTTATGCTGATAGTCCCGATTGAAGAGATGGATGATTATGATGATATAGTTATTCCCGGTATGGCTGATGATATTTTAGTACGTCAGGTAATTGATCTTATGAGTAAGAAACAAGCACCGGATATTGCGAATGATAAAGTAATACAATAGACAGATGAGTTTAGTTTCGCCAAAGACAAGTGGGTTAGTAACGATGAGATATATCGTTATGAGTATTCTGAACAGGATGAATGATTATACGATGCGTAATTATAAACGCTATGTACAGTTGGGAATAGAGGGCTTCGGTGAACTTTCATTATGGCACTTATCTTCACTCGAAGTCGTATATTTACGTATGAGTGATGGGAAGACTGTTGATTTGCCTGGCGATTATGTGGATTGGCTGAAAATTGGAATACCAATTAACGGAAAACTCAGGGTAATAACAAAAAATGACAGCATACTACTCCCAAGGGAGTTTGAAGATGGAACGGAAGTAGGGAATACGGATAGTGGAGATGAGGAGGGCATATCTAATTCAATCTTTTTCTCAGACCATTTTAAAAATGGAGCTTATGTTGGGGGATTGTATGGTTTACCTGGTGGCATCGATACTAATTTTTTCCGCATAGACAGAGAAGAAGGGCAGATAGCATTCTCCGGACCCATTAACAGAGGAGAAATTGTTCTTGAATATTTGAGTAGTGGATTGAAGACAGATGGATCCTCTCTGGTGCCAAGAGAAGCCATCCCCGCACTTAGGTCGTATATTATATGGTCATCTATTGAGAATGACAATAGGGTGGCTTACAATACAAAGGAGAGGGCAAAGAGGGAGCACGAAGAATCTGTTGCTGCATTAACCTCATTCCAATCGATATTTACGGCAGATGAGTACCTTAGAATGCTATACCAGAGTTATACACAGGTTCCAAAAAGATGAAAAGACAATCTGGAATATATCAAATACAAAGTAAGATTAAACCTGAACGAATTTATATTGGGAGTGCTATTAATATATCTGAACGATGGGATAAGCATTTAAGAGATTTATCGAAAAACAGGCACCATTCGGATAAGTTACAAAATCAAGTGAAAAAGCACAACAGCGATCAGCCTTGAAGAAACAATTAAAAACACAAGCTAATTGACTAAGTTTAAAAACATAAAACGCCTAATAGGGGGGCTTAATACGGATGATTCTCCTGTGTTAATGCCTGAGAATGACTATCCAGATGCTTTAAATTTAAGGATTGGGAGCAGTGATACTCAAAATGAAAACTTAGGAGCAGAGACATTACAGGGGGAGATTCCTGTTCTTATAGATGTTACCACAGAATTTTTTTATTATTATGGAGGAGCTATTGGAGGTCAGTTTGTTTACTCCGGATATGAAGAAGTGGCTATTGGCAGTCAGACATGGATGAAGAAGAATTGGGATGGAGATTACGCTGGAAGCAAGGTTTATGGTGATGATGAAGATTACAGGGCTATCTATGGAGGACTTTATTCATGGGATCAGGCAATGGGAATGGATTTTGCTCCCGAAGGATGGCGCATCCCTGTTGAGGCAGATATTGATGAACTATTGACATTTCTTGGAGGCGCATTAATCGCAGGAGGACCAATGAAAGAGCCATGGACGGATCATTGGCTCACACCAAATACAGGTGCAGATAATTCAAGCGGATTCAAAGCATTACCGGGAGGAAAGTATGATGCTGCCTTTGATCTATTACAGGAGATGGGGTTATTTTGGTTGCAGGAAGAGGGGACTCCATTGCCTCCAATAGCTCTTGATGCTACGGATATTTTGGTAGACGCATTTACCGCATTATGGGAGGTTTCAGAGGGTGCTGATGGGTATAGACTCGACGTATCTACGAGTGCTATATTTGCTTCCTTTATTGTTGGCTATGAGGATTTGGATGTAGGCGATGTCTTAGCTTATGAGGTTACGGGACTTGCTTCAGGTACAGCTTATTATTATAGGGTTAGAGCATATAATGATATAGGATACGGTGAGAGTTCAAATGAAATAACATTAATTACCGATGTAGCAGATTTTGCTTTACTTGCAGGGACAGCTCCTTCTGGATTGATACTAAAATCTACTGACGATGGTGTTATTTTTACAAGCGAAGGTAGTGCAGGGGTAGGCAATCCGACTTGTTTTGCTAAACTCGACAATGAAGATGTACTTTACGGAACTGATACTGGATATGTCGTTAATTATACACAATCAACCAGTATCTTAGTTGATAATGTTGGTATAGTAGGAATCGCTTCAAATGCAAGCAATGTAATGGTAGTAACCGACTCTCCAAATCAAAAACTTTTTTATTCAAGTAACGATGGGGATAGTTGGACAGAAAGAGCACAGGGTTCCTTTTCTGGGAGCCCATATGCTTTAATTAACATAAGAGATGATTTATTTATTTTTAGTACAGATGAATATTTGTTAAGTGTTGAAAATGATGGATATCAGGCAGTGAATGGGCCTTTAGGAAACTGGACCGCTGTTTGTGATGCAGGAAGCGGAGTAATATACGCAGGAGATACAAGTGGTCATATATGGAAAAGTGTTAACTCTGGGGCTAGCTGGAGTGATTTAGGTTATTTTTACCCAAATGGAGCATATTCAATTTTCCAAATGGTAATACTTGGTTCGGGGAGAATAGGATATATTTGTAATTATGATTGGTGTTATACCGATGACGATTTTGTTTCTTACACTAAGACACTCCAATTTGCGGGAGATTGTGGAAACGCTATTAAAGTTACTGATACTATAGCCTTAGCTGTTGTTAAAGAATCTGGTACTCATCAGGCTGATATACACCGTTCAACAAATAATGGTGTTACATTTACTCCGATAGCAGGCAACCCACAACAGAATGAGAATGTTATAAAATGTTTAATACAGACAAGTACCCCTGAAGGCGATATTTTTGATTTAAAAGTCACACTAACTGATGGGCTTACTGTATATCGGAAAGGGATTAGAGGATATCAGTACGACATGGATTACTCAGATGACGGGGGCGTTACATGGGATAAATCAATAGTGAGCATAAACGCAGAAGAAGATAGTATCTTTATAGACATAGATAGCGGAGTTGCAGAATACAGACATGAGATAAGGGGTACTGCCTATAAGATAGATCATGAGTTAACACCTACTGGATTTGCAGGGATAGAAGACACGGATTGGGAAAATATATATTCAACATAATGAGTAATAATTTAGCGAAATATTTCTCAGTTGCATACAATAGTGCAGTAACAACCAAATCGGTTGCGCTGAAATCACATTTCCATTCTGTAAGGTTTATAAAGGAGACAGGGGCAGCTAATCCAGAGAGGGAATCCCATGTAACCAATATATTATTAAACGGTAACTGTATCGATGCAGAGAATAGAAAACTCTATGTTTTTTATATAGATATTCATTATGGCGCATCATGGATCATTGAAATAGATATTGATGATCGCACACAGACAGTTGTTTATTATGATAGGGATAATAACATAGGCTTCGATCAATTGTATAAAATATATAACGCAAAAGTCGTACATGGTAAACTTATATGGACGGATAATAAAAATCCTGTTTATCAGATGGATATTGCGAGAGCTAAAAACTCTGTTGCGTATGGCATTGGCTATGGTTATTTTCCTAATACAAAAGAATGGAATCGCTTGGTGACTTATAGTATGTATGAAATTGTATCAAACGGGACTCGTTTTTATAAAGCAAAAGCTTACAATATTAATATAGAACCGAGATTTGATGTCGCAGGGGTTACGTGGGAGGAATTGTGTTCTATTGAAGAAGCGTATTATTCCATGAATATTGAAAACTTCTATTTTGCTCCTGCTCCCCCTAAAATGCCTCCGATAGTAATTTATGAAGCACAGGAGAATAGGAAGATAAACAATTTACAACAGACATTGTTTCAGATTTCTTACCGATATATATACATGGATTGGAGGAAAAGCACATTTTCTCCTGCTAGTATTGTACCTTTGCCACAGGCAGAGGAAGAAACATCCACAGGGCTCGCTAATGAGCAGATATCTCTTAATAACTCACTTAAAATTACTGTTAATCTTGGTGGGGAAGAGGTAAGGACAGTAGAGGTTATTGGGAGGAGCAGCGAAGATCCTTCAAAGTGGTTCCTGATTGAAACGATTGAGAAATTTATTGATCAGGAAAGTCCGATTGTCGAAGAGCCAGAAGTGCCGGCCCCAGAGATTGTAGATTCTTCTTATACTTTTATTGTAGATGAAGATGGTATTACTTATTTAGTAGATGAAAGTGGAAATTATATTATAAACGATTAAGATAATGGAAGTACCAACAAAATTGATATCCGCAGCGTTACTGGCCTTAGAGAGCCCCGTATTTGGCTTTCCGGTCAAGATGCCTTCTTTTATAATAGGAATAGTTCCGGTTAGTACTACAGGGACACAGCTTAATTATCTTAACGCTGTAACAGGGACAACAGGGACGACAAATTCCAAGGTAGCATTATCTAATAGTCCTACACTTACAGGAACGGTTGTAATAGAAGGAACTTCTGGTAATACACAATTTAAAGGGCATGCAATACAAATGACCAGAGCCTCTGCTAATTATCTATGGGCAACAACAGCAGATGGCTATTTATACTTTGGCGCTAATGGTAATGCTTTAGGTAGTGCTTCCGCATTGATGAGAATAGGAAGTGCAGCTTGTTATCTATACTATGGTGCAGCAGAAACAGATATTAAATTAGCAACTACTAATGCAGGTATTGATCTTTATGGGAATGTTGCTTCCGAAACGTATGTAAGTCAGCTAACTGGATGGAGGATAAGCCACGCTGGAGCAGCGGATTTTAGGTATATCTATACAGAGGAGCTACATGCAAAATCCTTTACCGCTGACTTGGAGCAAGCTCTTGCAGGAGGCCAGATAATAAGTAAATCAGTTGCCCCATTGGCAGCAGTATTTACGGTTCCAGCGGCATCAGCAGTAGCTACACTGGTAGTGGAATCATTTATAGGATTTGATTCTTTTAAAGTATTTGTAGATGGGGATATTATTAGGTTACGTCAATTTAGTCGTACAGGAACAGCTTTAGATATCACAGACTGTTGGGGGACAGTTGCGTGGGTGTCTACTGATACAACTGCAAAAACGCAAACATATAACTTTACAAGATCAGCAGCCCCTAATGCAGGAGCCGCAACAGCAGCAACGACAATAGCAATAGGAGCACTTGCCTTAGATTATGGGACAACAGGTAACGGATTTCTTGAAAGCAATGCTATTGATGGAGATATGGCAGAGAACTCCCCTTATCATCAAATAGTATCATGGGCAGCCCACCCAGCTACAGGACAAACGGTTCGTACACGCCTTGGAAATCTGAATGGTATTTTTAGTGTGGCAAATGAATTTGGATTATATGCTGGTAACGGGATATTAGATGCAAGCCAGTATTTAAGAATAAGTGATCAAGCTATCGAGGGGCATAACCTTACCATTAAATTATATGATGGTGCAGTCAATACGGTATTATTAAGCCCTACTACTCCTTCCTTTGCCATGGGATCAACATTGCCTACAGGATATTTAGTAGGCAACGGTATATGGATGGGAAAAGATACTGTTTATAAGTTCAGGGTAGGATCGGTTGCGGTTGGTGCTTTAGTAAAAGGTATATCATGGGATGGGACAACTTTTACAGTAAAAGGGACTGTCGTTGCAGATGATGGATATATTGGTGGCGAAACAGGATGGGCTATTACTAATGCTTCTTTAGTAAAAGATACAGGAGTGG